GCCTTGCCGTCGAGGGCCGTCTGGGTGGCCGTGCTGACGGGCTTCGCCGCGTCGGCCGTGTTGTCGACGTTGCCGAGGCCCACGTCACCCTTTGCCAGCGTCACCGCCCCGGTCCGCCCCGCAACGCTCTGCACCGGGGCCGCAGCCGCGGCCCGGCCCGTCGTGTGGTAGAGGTTCGTCGTGCCCTCCGGCACGGCATCGGTCGAGCCCGGGGCCGCGGAAATCTCGATGTACTGGCTGCCGCTCCAGCGGAACACCTTCCCGTTGTCGATCGTGACGTAGATCTTCCCCGTCTCGCCCGTGGCCGGCCGGGCAGCGGCGTTGGCGTACTCGAGCACGTCGTCCACGAAGCTCGGCAGCTGCGAGGCCTGGACCTTGCCGTTCCCGTCCAACTCGACCTTCTGGTTGAGGGCCGCCTGAAGGCCGGTCACGTCGCCGATGGCGTGGGAGTGGGCCTGCGGCGGGAACGTCGTCGGCTTGCCGGTCACGGCCGACCATGTCACGGGGCCGACGTCGCCGATCGTGACCACCACCTCGGCACCCGACGTCACCGTGGCGTTCGTTTCGCTGCCGACGACAGTGACTGTGATCAGTTCGTTGCTCATGCCTTGGTCGTCCTCACGGTGCCTGCCAGTACCGTCCGCGTGTATCCGCCCGGCGTGACCCAGCGGAAGTACCACCGCATACGAGCCGCCGATAGAGCCGTCGTCTGCGTCTCCGTCAGCGTGAACGTCACGGTGCTCGTCGTCACGCCGCCGCTGGTCGCCGTCGTGAACGCCATCGCCGGAGCCGCCAGCTCCGCGTTGGTGGCGTCGTTGTAGATGCTGGCCGCGCGGGTGTATCCGGTGAGGTCCACGTTGAACGTGGCCGCAAAGGTGAACTCGTCGCCGCGGATGAGCGAAAGATTCAGTTCGCCGGGCAGTTGGTTATAGGCGGCCATTCTTCACCTTCTCGATTTCCAGCGTATGAATGCGGCGGACTCCCTGGTTGCGGTCCACCCATCGCCAGGCTTGCTGGGAGCCCGCCGGGATGACCACCTCATAGGTCCGCTCGATACCAGCCTCCTCCACCACGATCCGATCACCGCGAACAGGGTCGGCTGCATAGTCGGCGTGCCCGATGACGAAATCCCGCGTCTCGATCCGCACCATCTGCCCCGCCGCGTCGATCCCCTCCCACCGGCCGATGGTCGGCGTGGCCCGGCACGTGACCGGATGGCTGGCACCGACCGGCAGGTAGCCGACGAGCACCGCCAGATGCTCGCGCCGCTGCCGCTCAAACCAGCTGCCAGCGTTCGCGAGCATGTCCTGCACTTCGCCACCTCCGGCCACTGCCGGGGGCGGGCTGCGATTCACGCGGCCCGCCCCCGAGGCATGGATCAAGACTTCATCAGCTTCACGTCCACCGTCGCATCACCGGCGGCAGCCGTGGCCACCGCGTAGCCCGCGAGCACGTTGGTGCTCGCGGTGCCGGTGAAGACGCCGTTCGCGGCGTCCCAGTACACCTTCGCGTAGGCGTTGATCGCCTGGTTGGCGGTCTTCGGGTGCCGCACGACACCATCGACGAACAGGCTGCCCCTCTCGTTGGCCGCCAGGGCAACCGGCACCACGCCGACACCCACGGTCCCCATCACGACCACCGCACCGGCGGCCACCGCGGCCGTCGGGGTGTAGTCGATCGCCTCGCCCTCTTGCACGAACGTCGCCATGTTTGTCTCTCGCTTTCTGGAATCTGGAAAGAACTTGGTTCGTCACCCCGGGGCCGGGCTTGGGCTCCCGGCCCCGGGCACGATTTGCACTGTCAGGGTCAGGCCGTGGCCATCCGGTAGCAGCTCTTCGGCTCGCCCTTGGCGACGCCGAAGTCGAAGTACCCGCGGACCTGGATGCCGAGCGTGTCGAAGTCCGCCTCGGCCTGCTCCACGACGGGGTTGCGGTTGCCGTTGAGGAACAGCACCTCCATCGCGTTCAAGTCGCCCGGGTTCGCCACGAGCCACCAGGTGCTCGCGCTCGACAGGTAGACCGACGACACGACCTGGTACCGACCGGCCAACACGTTCGTGCTGGGGGCCGCACCGCTCGTGCCGTGGACCAGGGCCGAGCCCATGGCCTCGGCACCAGCGATCTCCAGCTCCGGCGGGAGCAGGAGGATCGACGGATTCACGCCCAGCGGGTTGCCGTCCGCGTCGTTGACCTTCCGGTAGGCCGCCACCGCCGCCTTCAGGCTGGTCAGGCTGAAGGCGTTGCCCGCCCCGGCCGTGGCCCGCTCGAAGTAGGTGGCGTTGGACGCCTGGAACTCGGTCCAGAAGTTGGTGTTGAACCGGAGAGCAGCACCACGGCCGAGCCGGGTGGGCACCACGGTCAGAGCACCGAGGTCGTCGTTGATGATGTCCCGACGGCTGATCGCGGAGATCCGGCCGTAGGACTTCGCACCGAACGACCGAGCCTCGTCGGTCGCTTCGGCCGACTTGAGCTCACCGGCCGGGCCGACCTCCTCGAACACGAACCCGCCGTTCACGCGAACGCCGGTCACCGCCTTGAAGTCGGAGACGGGGCGGATCATGGAGATCCGATCCCACACCGACTCCACCGAGGTGTAGCCGTTGAGGAGGAACTTGCCGTAGGCCGTGCCGACCACGTTGGCGATCGAGTGGGTGCTCGATCCGAACGAAGCCTTCAGCACGTCGCGGAGGTTGCCGTCGGTGAGCTTGTAGGCGTCACCCTGGTAGCCGTTCGCCTTCGCCGCACGGAGGAGCATCTCCTGGAGGCCCATGTTCCGCCGCTTGTGGGCGGCTTCGAGCGTCCGCTCGCCGAACTGCTTCTCCACGCCCGGCAGGTTGCCGGCCATGCAGATCGAGGCGACGAGCATCTCGTCGGTCTCGGCCGGCTTGGCGACGACATGGATCGCCGGGGCGGAGGGGCGATCGGCACGAATGTCCGCGAGGGCTTCGGCCTTGACCTCCTTCCGCAGCTGCTCGAGCAGCTCGGCCTTGATCGCGGCCACGTCCACGGGGGGAGCGGGCGGCGTCACGGCCTCGGGGGCCTTGGCTTCCACGGCGACCTTCGCCGTGGCTTCCGCCGAGGCCTTGACCTCGTCGGGCTTCTGGTTGGCGTGATCCGCCATGTGGAAACCTCCATCATTCGCTTCCGCAGCGATCGCGGCAGACGTAGCGGCGTCTGCTCCGAAAAGGACGATCGACACCTCGCGGAGCGTGCTCGCACGCACCACGCTGATCGGGCCGGCGAACTGGCGGCCGTTCACCTCGACGCTCTCGCCGGCGGCGATGTTCTCGATCCGGCCCACGTCGGCCCCGATCGACGCCTGGAACTTCCAGCCCTTGCGGGCGAGGTTCACGGCCTTGGCCACCTCCGGACTCTCGCCGATCACCTCGGTGGCCACGGTCAGGTCGGATCCGCTGTTGACGGCCTCGTAGGCCTGGCCGACGGCGTGATCCATGTCGTACTGGTGGCCGAGCATCACGGCGATCGGCTGGCTGGTCGTGTCCATGCCGGCCAGGTCCACCACGAGCGGCGTGCGGCTCCACGCCTGCCGGATGGCCCTGCCGGTGTAGCCCACGAGCGAAAACTTCGGGTTGCCGCTGCTCTTGCCGTCCGCGAGGATCGGGGCCTCGATGAGCGTGGCTTCGCCGCCAATCTTGATCCGCTGGCTCATGCGTTGGCCTCCTGGGTCTGGTCTGCCGGTGCCGGCTGCTGATCGGGCGTCGAGAGTTCGATGCCCAGTTCAGCCGCATACGCCTCCTCGGCCGCGATCTGGCGGAACACCTGCCGCCAGTCCTTGCCACGGCGGGCACAGGCTTCCGACCGGCTCACGGTCTTGTTCTCCAGGCCGACGCTCTCGGCGTTGGCCTCCTTGAGCGGGTCAATGTGCTCGTGTCCGTCCCACCGCCACCGCCATGTCCACTGGTCGCGGGGCGGCAGGCCGTCGGGGATCATGCCGTCCACCACGGCTGCCTCGTCGATCCACCGCTGGAGCAGCGGGTCGAGGATCACCCGCTCCACGTCCGCCCGTTCGGCGTTCATGTGCTGGCGGTACACGAGGTAGTCGCCACGCATCGTCGAGTAGTTCGCCCCGGTCGCGTCCATCACAGCGACGATGTACGGCATCGACAGGCACCGGCTGATCTGCATCAAGATGCGCCGCTCGAAGGCGTCGAAGGTGCTCGTGGGCTGCTCCGCCTTCATCTGGAACGGCTCCCACCCCTCCGGGGCCGCCATCGCCATGCCTCGCATGATCGGAAGCGTCTCGGCCAGCGGCAGAGCCGCGGCGGTGCCGCTCGCCGGCATCGTGGTCTTGAAGATCGCGGCGAAGTCGGCGGCCGTCTCCGCAGCGGTCACGACCGCGTACTGGTAGCGGCGGAGCATGGCGAACAGCTCGAGGGCCGGCACCACCTCGCCGACGCCGCGGTGCTGGCCGGGGCGGGTGGCGTGGAAGTAGTGGTGTACGTAGCGGGCATCGACCCACCGGCCGCCGAGCGTCACGCCGAAGTGCAGCGAGCCCGGGTGGTGGTCGAGGAGGAAATACTCCGACGGGTTGCCGTCGGCATCGAACCGCACGCCGTCCACCACGCCGGCAAACTCAAACCGGCTCGCCGGGTCGGCGATCATCTCGGCCTCGACCAGCCGGAGGTCGAGCTGCACGTTCCGCAGCCGGCGGTTGGTCGTCTGGAGCGCGAAACCGTCCCCGTCGATAGCCTTCACCGTGCGGAGCGTGCGGAGCTTCTTGGCCAGGTCGATCTCCTGGTGCCACTCGAAGACGTTCTCCTCCACCCGGGCCACGGCCGCCTGGTTCGCGTCCGGCCCGCAATCGAGGAGCAGCGTCGGCCCCTTGCCCACGAGGTCGGTGGCCAAGGTCGCCACCATGCCTGCGAGGTAGCCGTTGTTCGCGGCCTCGTAGCGGGCACGGGAGCGGAGCGTCCGCCGCACCCACGGCGAGAGGGCGGCGTCGGCCGCCATGTGGTCGGCCTGGCTCCAGTGATTCTTGTTCGCGGGCGTGGTCTGGGCGGCGTCGTACCGTGCCCGGATGAGGTTGGTGACGACGTGCCGCTGCCGGGCGATCGTCGCCTCCAGCGACCGCCTGGACTGCCCGAGGATGTTGCCGAGCAGGCCCATCAGCCGGTGGCCCCGGGGGATTCGATGCGGGCCATCCGCAGACACGCAAACGGCGAGCCGGCGGCGGCACGCGAGCGGATCACGAAGTCCGCGGCGGCCACTTGGCGGTCGAGCTCGTGTTGCTCAACCTCGCCGGCGTCCGTCCGGGCGCGGCGCGGTTGCGCGAGATTCGCGGCGACCGCTTCGACGACGTCTTCGTTGGCCACGGGCCGGCTCCGGTGGTGGGGGCGATGCTTCGCCCTACCACCACTGTACCGGCGTTCAGAGGTGTGCCCGGAGGAACTCGATGCCGGAGAGCTCGTCGGCCATCGCCTCGAGGTCGAGGTAGAAGTCTTCCCAGACTTGATCGACGTGCATGGCGGCGGCCTCCGGCGGGTGCGGACGCCACCATTTTCCGACCGCGGCTACGTGTTCGTTTGCCGGTGAAAACGCACCGTCAGGTAGGTGCCGAGCCACGCCCCGGAGGCGAGCGGGATGAGGTAGATCGGGTTCTTCGAGTAGGTGATGACGCCGAAGGCCAGGAGCGAGTACAGCACCGACGAGATCGAGGCCGCCATGAGCGGCCGCCGCTTCTCGACGGCGATGATGTACGCGGCGTAGAGGATGTCCACCGCGACGTAGGTGGCGAAGATGACGACGGCGGTGAAGGGGGAGAAGTCGGTCATGGCGTTGGAACAATCAGGCGGATAACGGATTATCCCCGGGTGACCGGGGGTCAATTACATGGTTCTCCAAATCAAAATGCCCGCGCCGCACGCTGGCCTACATACGGCGCGGGATCGCAGCCCACGCATGGTGGGTGCGTCATTCATGCTGGCAACTCGCTGCGGCTGGTAGGGGCCGCCAGTATTCGACGTAGTAGCACAGGTCGCGGCCAGTGTTGTCCTCCCACCTGTTTCGCTGCATCTTGCCGCGATCATAGAAAGGCCGCTTGCGTCTGGCGACCTCCATGACCACGCCGGATGACGAGAAGGATTGCACAAGCACTCGCCTGCCGGCGCGAGGGAGTTTTTCTGTGGTTGGCGTCCAGCCGGGAGAACCAGCGGATGCAAGAGACGGCTCGGCACCGTCTTGCGTGTTGTCATCGTTCATAGTTCGCCGCTCCTGATCCTTGTCGTTCGCTGGATCAATGCAGCCGACAATCCGCCGCAATCAGGTCGGCCTTCATCTGCGCGACTGTCGTCCCGTCCGGCCAACTTAGCATCCGCGATCCATCGTCACCGGGAACAACCGCCGACCACATCCACAGCGGCCTCTGCTGATCGCGCGACGAGCGACTGCGATGCACTGCATCCGTTTCAAAACGAAACGCCGACACCGGCTTGCCATAACGCCACGCGACGAACCATTGCGGATCACGCTGTTTCCAAGAAACCAGCGAACCAAGCATTTGAGCAGACCCGGCATCGTCC